TCCCTACGCAATGTAAATTTACCCGAAGAAGTGGATATTGTGATGTACTCGAAACGGACAGAATGGTTAACGCTGATACAAAAGGAATTTAGATTACCGGATGAACGAATCAACATGCATCAACTACATAATGAACTTCGATTTAAGAAAGCTTGTTCTAAGAAAATGATCGAAGTGGTTAAGCTCATGGTGGGCAAAAAGAATATCAAGCTTACCGCTAAGGAAATAGGTGGAAAAGCACTATATCAGTGGTTTAGAGATAATTGGAAGGGAAATAGAAAGCAATTCATTTTGAGTGAGTTAAAGAATCATAATATATTGCTATTCGAAAGAACCTCAAAAGTTGGACGACAATATTGGTTGTTTATGCTGGTGGATCAAGATGCATTCACCGACCACGTGGTTAGCGAGCATTATCGTAAACTATTGTAGAGTGGAAAGGAAGATTTTCTCCCTAATATTAAGGGAAGATTTCTTCCTCTTATGATAAATTTGCGAATAAAGTGTCCATAATGAGCCGCAAAAGGGTGAATTGCCGAAGGCAAGAGGGGAAACGGCGGCAGGTCGATGAATACCGTTTACGAAGCGTAGCGAAGTGGTTTTTATCGAGATGGTGAGAGAGTTTCCCCTTATTTGGTACAAACGTTAAGATCAAAAGAAGCCGTCAACAAAAATTTGTAAACAAATTATTTCTTTCCGTAGCCATCCAACAATCGTTGGCTGTCTTCATTTTATTTTTTTGAACATGATAGATTGACGTGACCCTACTTTTCTATATATAGGTGAAACTGGGGTCAGTCCATTGATATAGTCTAAACTTAGAAAGGATGAAATGGAGAAATGATGTTAACCTCATGCCCAAGACACTTATTCGTTTGTGGTCAGGTTGCTTATTTTAAAATTTTCGATTTACAGGTTGAAATTTAACTTGTTGAATATAGACTGATATCTGCAAAATTTTAAACTACACGAATTGAGGACTTGAACCTTCAAAGTTTGAAATGTGTCACGTGACACAATGAGCAGTTTTACAATTACAAATTAGACTACACGGGAATTCTGGCTGCTGGCTAGGGTTCCTTTTTCATTTAGAGAGGAGAAATATGAATGCTATTAATGTTACAAGCAATAAGTGTAGAAATATCCCGAGTTGTCACAGCAGTTGTTGTGTTTTGCATCTGGATTTGGATTGCAGCCTTTTTAAAAATGAAGGTAGAAAGGGGAATCAAGTGGGTTGGAAATCAAATACGTAAACGTAGAAACGTTAATTCCGTACATAAAAAACGCCAGAAATAATGAGAAAGCTGTAGATTATGTAGCAACCAGTATTCAGAGTTATGGATTTAAGAATCCGATTTTGATAGACAGTAATCATGAAATCATAGCAGGTCATACTCGGTTGTTAGCAGCTAAGAAGCTTGGATTAAAGCAAGTTCCAACGATACTGGTGGACGATTTAACTCCTGGACAGGTCAAAGCCTTCAGAATCGCTGATAACAAAACGGCTGAGTATGCGGATTGGAATTTTGAATTGTTAGCGCAGGAACTAGAAGAATTAAAACTGGCTGATTATGATCTTTCTCTAACTGGATTTGATATGAGCGAGTGTGAGAAGTTGCTGGATACATTGCACGAAGAATTCGTGGATGACCAAGATGATTTTAATGTAGAAGAAGCGTTACCTGAACATCCGATCACTCGTAAAGGTGACATTTGGCTACTGGGGAAGCATAGGCTCATATGCGGAGATTCGACTAATCAGCAGGATATCGCAATATTGATGGATGGTAAGAAGGCTCAGCTTATTGTAACTGATCCACCCTACAATGTGGACTATACAGGTAAGACCAAGGATGCATTGAAAATAGAGAACGATAAAATGGACAATCACCAGTTTTATAATTTCTTATTGGCTGCTTATACTCGAATGTTTGAAGTAGCAGATGATGGAGCAAGTATTTATGTGTTCCACGCCGATAGTGAAGGTTTAAATTTTAGGAAAGCATTTATTGAAGCAGGGTTCAAACTGGCACAGTGTTGCATATGGGCTAAGCAAGCAATGGTAATGGGCAGAAGTGATTATCATTGGATGCATGAACCTGTATTATACGGTTGGAAGCCAACAAGTGGACACTACTGGAATAGTGATCGTAAGCAAACGACATTATGGCAATTTGATCGTCCTTTCCGCAATGAGTATCATCCCACGATGAAGCCGATTCCCTTGATTAGTTACCCGATCAAGAATTCCAGTAAACTTGGTGATATCGTATTTGATCCATTTGGTGGTTCAGGATCAACGTTGATTGCTTGTGCGGAAACGGATCGGATCTGCTATACGAGTGAGCTTGACCCGAAATATGTAGATGTGATTGTGAAGCGGTATATTGCCCATGTTGGCAGCGATAATAGCGGCGTGTATTTAATTCGGGATGGTAATCAGTATGACTATCATGAAATTGTTGCTGAGTCAGAATTAGAGTGCGTGTAGTTAACCTTTTCTCAATAAAAGTGTAGATATAAATACAATTGCAGCGAACAAGGATACACTGAAGCTAACTATGGCATTTGTTTTTCGATTTATCTTAAACTCTGAGATGCCAGAAAATAAAAACAGGAGGCTGAGAAAAAGCTGTATAAATAAGGATGCGAGTCGGTTATTACCAGGATAAGCAAGTGACCAAAGGGATGTGATTATAACAACAACAGCACATGCAAATTTAAGAACTTGATAGATATTCATTTTTTTAAGCATAGGTAAATTCCCCCACTTCATATACCGTATTATTCGGTGCAACCCCTTTATACAATATTATACAACTATTTAGTTTATAAATGGTAACCAATATGGCTATCATGAAGTTGTTGCTGAGTCGGCAAGGTCAGAGGTATCATGTGCTGACTAAACCGAAAGGGTGATTCAATTGGGGAAGGCAAAAGTGAATATGGTGATTCGATTCCTAAAGGGTATGCAAACCGAAAAGGTAAGTGTGCTAGGGGCTGAGGAGGCTCAAGAGGACAATGAGTTGATTCGAAGGGTAATTGAGGATATCGAGTTGTTTTACGAGGCTGAGTTAGAAGAGTAAGCTGGAATACATATGGGGAATGGCCGATAGTTGGCTGTTCCCTTTTTTTGTGCTGGAGGTGAGCAGAATGAGCAAGAACAGTAACAATCCAAAAAGGAATAAACCAAAGATACTGACCAAATATGATCAATTTGTTGTGCCAAGACTGAAGGATATTCCCGTTTGGGTACGTGAAGGAGCCACAGATGAGGAGATTGCGAAACGACTGAATATTCATATTTGGACATTAGGCGATTATCGTAGAAAGCATCCCAAATTTGCTGAAGCGTTGGAACGTCCAACCAAGTGGGAAACACATGTATATCCTAGATTAGCGGAGATTCAGCAGTGGTTCGAAGAAGGCGTGAATGCAGAGGACATTATCAGGAAACTCGATATAGGTAAAACGACTTGGTACGAGTATATTGATAAGCATCCGATGCTGGCTGAACTAGTCAAATGGAGCAGATCTGTCCCCATATCCCACGTGGAAAATTCACTTTTGAAAGCTGCTACGGGCTATGAATATGAAGAAATAAAAACAATAGTCGAAGAGGACAAAAATGGAAAAAAGAAGACACGTATCGAAAAAATAAAACGATATCAGCCTCCCAATCCAACAGCGATGATCTTCTACTTAAAGAACCGTGCTCCAAATGAGTGGAATGATCGCCGTGAGCTGGTGGTCAATACGAAGGCATTGGAACAGGAACGGAAGCAGCTATTTCTGGATATGATTGAAGCCGATGTAGTGGATGCCGATTATGAAGCTATTGAGGAATCGGTCGAGATGGAGGAAGGATATATGGAGCCTAATGATTCGGAGCCATAACGTTATGCCGTCAGTATTTGTATAGATAAACGCCAGTTTCAGCCCTGAATGAGCCTGTAAATTACCCAAACTAAGTGCATAAGATAAGTTATGTAATGAGTGGACTTTACCCCACATCAACGGTATGATGTGACACACAAGCGAAGGGTGGGGGCGAATATGGACTATATTCAAGGGTTTGAAGCACATTTACGGAGCAAGGATCGGAGTGAAAATACAGTTTCCTGCTATATTAGGGATGTATTGCAGTTCATAGCCTGGTATCAAAGGAAAACGGAATATGGGCTGGATAGGTGGATTGAACTGGATGGCGTAGAATACAAGAAATATCTGCAAAGCACCAACCAAGCGATACTGACCATCAATCGTAAGATCGCCAGTATCAACGTATTTTCACAATGGATGCATCAACAAGGCTATATTAAGGAAGAAGTACATATCGAAGCAGTCAGGAACAAGGTCGTTCGGCAATACAAAGGGTTAGCGGAAAAGGATTTGTGGAAGCTGCGGAATGAAATTCACCGTATGGGCAATCGGATGCACATTTGTATGATCGAATTATTGATTGGGACTGGCATACGAGTAAGCGAATTGGTTGGCATCAAGTTGAAGGATATTGAAATAAGTGAACGTAAAGGATTATTGAAGGTACTTGGTAAGGGAAATTCTATACGAAACATACCGATGAATAAGGATGTGCGTAAAGCCATCGCCAGATATCTCGAAGTCAGGCCACAAGTTGAATCGGAACACTTATTTATTGGGCAGCGTGGTGCTTTGGAACGGAATGCGGTCAACCTGATCCTGAACAAATACAGGGATCGGATCAATGTAAAGGTCACACCCCATATGCTGAGACATACGCTGGGCTATAAGCTGGTGAAAACGACTCCATTGACGACCATCCAACAAATCCTTGGACATGATCACGTAGCAACAACCAATATCTATACCCTAACAACACAGCAGGATATGGCTGAAGCCTTGGCAAATATCGAGTGGTGAGCAGCCACTCTTTTTGTCGTGGATGGAGGGGGTCTTCTATTTGTAGAAACAGAGCCGCCAGCAAAGGGTGCAGAAATTTTTGTGATGATTTTATAGTGAATATGAGAAAGGAGCTATACCGATTGAAACGATAAAGCAAGAAGAACAGCGACAAGCTGAGCTGCTTAAACAGTATATGGAGAAGCATTTTAAGCCGCCCAAAATGAAACAACTGATCGAAACGTTCTCTTTCTCCGAATTACGTAAGCTTATTGGTGAGATGGATATTGAGTTTTTCGCTTTAGCCTATTTTCCTAAATACTTTGATCGAGCATTTGGCAAGTTTCACAAAGAGCTATTCACGGAATTAAGACATATGCTTGCCCATACTGGATTGATTACGGCTTTCGGCCTCCCTAGGGAGCATGGAAAGTCAACGATCAGTTCTTTTTTATTTCCGCTGTATGCAACTTTATATGATAAATCACAGTTTACACTGATTATATCAGCAACAGAGCAAATTGCTCTTCCGTTCCTTGATATGATCAAAGATGAGTTAGAAACGAATACGATGTTGATTGAGGATTTTGGTATTCGTAAAGGGAGCCGCTGGAACAACAATGAGATTTGGCTGAAGAGTAAAGGTGGATTGGACTCCTGTATTATGATTCGCGGGATTGACGGTAGCCTGAGAGGTATTCACTATAAGCATCATCGTCCTACCTTGGTTCTAATGGATGATTTGCTCAAGGAGGATACGGCTCGATCCGAAGCCAAGCGAGAACAAATTAAAAATACGTTTACGGATGTCATTTTGCCTATTGGCACAAGGGATACGAATATTCTGCTCTGTGGAACCATCTTGAACGAAGAGGACATCATGGCTGATCTGCTCAAAGGGAAGATACCAGGTGTGAGAAGTGTTCGTAAAGCAGCCGTGCTTCGGTTTTCAGAACGGGATGACCTGTGGTCAGAGTGGGAGCGAATGTATAATAACTTGCAAGACGAGGACAGGATCAATACGGCTTTGTCTTTTTTTATGGCTCACGAAGAAGAGATGCTGGAGGGTACGAAAATCCTGTGGAGCGAGTATTTGGACTATTATTATTTGATGTGCAAGAAGCAAGCGATGGGCGAAAAGAGTTTCTATAAAGAGCTACAAAACGATCCACGTTCAACCGATGAATACATATTTCAGAATCTCATGTATTGGGACAGGTTGCCTGAGTTTGAGGATATGGAAATGGCGATGTATATTGATCCAGCCATTAAAGCAGGGAAGAAAAATGATTATTCGGCCATTTCGATTATTGGACAGCACCGAAAAACGAAGCAAATGTATGTAGTGGATGGAAATATTTATAAACTGTTGCCGGATGATTTGTTCCAAGTGGCTATTGAGAAATTGAAGCTTTATCCTGTAGATAAGCTCGGCTTCGAGGTGAATCAAGCGCAAAGCTATATGAAGCAGAAATTTGAAGAAGAGCTATGGAAAGCGAAGATACATACACCCGTAGAAAGTGTGCATTCCAAGGGGCAGAAGCATGAACGCATTATTAGCTTGGAGCCGGAAGTGAAGAAGGGTCATATTCTGTTCAATGCAGATAACCTCAGGTATAATAATCAAGTGAAGGACTATAATCGAAACTGCAAATATGATGATGCGCCAGATAGTTTATATGGGGCTGTCCAATTGATCCAGTCTGTGAAAAGTTTGAAGTTTTATGATCGTAATTTGCTATTTTGAGGAGGTATAAGAATGCAGAATAAAGTTCTTTTGAAAAAGATGATGGAACTACTTCTCAATATTAGTGTTGTTAGTGCTGGATGGCTCAATGATGGGAAATCTCCATACTATGTCATTTTAATGTTCTTTGCAATAACGAGCGGAATTACACTTTACGCTTTGAAAAAAGAGTCCACGAAAGAGATCAAGATCAATACATTTTTTATGTTTTTACAGCCCTTTCTTATTGGATTAGTAGGAGGTTTTTTCTTTGGAAAACCATTTAACATGGAGTTCATTATAGTAAATTTCCTGACTATTGTTTTGATTGTTGTAATGTATTTAATTTTTAGGAACCCATATCAAATTCTTTATGATAGAATTGGTTGGCTGGTAATTATTGATAACCTTATTCCAGCAGTCTTAATGATGTTCTTAACATTATTTCATGTGAATATGATAGCCCAAGTTTTAGTCACATTCTTATGCTGGATGTTCTTGGTTAGAGTAACATGGAAATTTAAAAGAAAAAGCATATAAAATTTGTTGAAACTGTACCGAAATCGGTATGGTTTTTTTATAGGGAAAGGAAGAACCTATTTGCAAATAACCGAACAAATCATATTAGAATGTCTAAATGAACTCCAATCGGCTGCATTAGCCAAACAGAAATATGCAGATTACTACAATGGTCAGCATGCTATTCTCAAGAACTATGCGATGCAAGAAAGTCGAAGCAATCAAAAGCTTATCTTTAATTTCCCACGTAAGTTCGTAGATAATGAAGTGGGCTATCTGCTCGGTAAACCAGTAAACTATGTGTCCAAGTCAGATCAGGATGAAGCCATACATAATATAGATGTACATATGAGTCATTGGGATAAGGAGCATAATCTACAGCTTCGGAAACAATCCGAAATCTTTGGTGAGAGCTTTGAGTTGAACTATATCGACTCGGATGGCCAGTTTTCCGCCACGGTATTATCCCCTTTGAATGCGTATGTGTTGGAAGACGGAACGGCAGAACGAAATGTATTACTAGGACTACATAAATTTACTCGTCGATTTGATAAGCAAGTATATTTGGACGTGTATACCGATCATGAAATTCTACACTATACAATTGGTAGTGATAATAAAAGTAATCAAATGAAGCAAAACCAATCACCTGAATTAAAATATATCGGCAAACATAATCACATCTTTGGAAGAGTCCCGCTCATCTCCTGTACAGCTAATACAGAGAGGAAAAGCGGCTTCCATGATGTGATTTCTTTATTTGATGCCTATAACGCTTTGAACTCTGATTTGGTCAATGAAATTGCAGATCATCGCAACGCCTATCTCGTGATTGAAAATGCCAAGTTGGAGGCCGACGATTTATTGAATATGAAGAAGATGGGCATTATTCAAGTTCCGGCTGGGGGAAAGGTAAACTGACTTACGAAGGAGATCAATGATTCTTTTGTAAAGAACGAGTTGGATAATATTGAACGCAAAATCTTCGATATGATGGATCAGGTCAACTTTAATGAGAATTGGGCCAGTAATACGTCTTCCTTGGCTCTGCGAAATAAGCTGCTGAATCTGGAGAATCGAGTGGCGATGCGTGAAGCATTAATGGAAAAAGCGATCAAGCAGCGTTTACGGAATTTCTTCACGTTTCTGCACATTAAAGAAGGCATTCAATATGATTACCGGGATATCGCCGTAAAATTCACTCGTAACTTGCCGACAGACTTGGTTGGGATGGCTGATGTGATCGTTAAATTGCAGCAAGTCGTATCTCAGGAAACGTTGCTCACGTTGCTTCCGTTTGTGGAGAATCCAAAGCTGGAATTCAATAAGTTTCATGCAGAACAACAGCGATTAATTGCTCCAGATAAGGAGGTATCAAATGCAGAATAAAAATAGTATCAAGCGGCTGGTTAAGAATAATTGTGCTTGTTATCTCGGAGCGAAGCACGGTATCCCAAACTACTGCTGTTTACAAGATGGCCCATGTGTATTTTTCGCTCAAGATGATTCTCTTCCTCGTTGTACCTATTTTGAAAATGGAGTGCTGCCAATAGATGAGAAGCTGGACCGAGAATATAAGTCTGAACGGAATGTAGAATCTGAATTTAAGACAGTGAAATTAAGAGTGAACTGTACACGTTGTAGAGGAACATTCTCAGCTAATTCGAATCGGCAGAAATATTGTGGAAAGTGTAGAGGTAGGGCGAGAAAAGAAAATATTAGGATACGTGTTCGGAAGTTCAGACAAAAAGACGGCTCGATGTAACGCTTTAGAGTCTGAAAAAGCCATATAAACAAAGGGTTAAAAATAGACAAAAATGAGGAGTTGGTATGCTTGTACCTTTTCGTCACTTTTGCGTTTTCTAATGCGTTACATGATTGTCTTGAACATGATATTCAATATTATACAGTTTCAGCATACATATACGTTTCTGAAGTTTAGGCAAGCAAGAGGGTGGATGTAACGCTCTAGGCTATCCAAAAGCCGTATAAACAAAGGATAAAAAATACCCAAAAGTGGGGAGTTGGTATGTTTGTACCTTTTCCTCGTTTTTGTGATTTCTAATGCGTTACATTGCTGTCCTGAGTATGACATTAAACGGCTCAATTCAATACATACATAAGCGTGTTTCGGTTCTGTGAGTCGAATGGGCAATAAAGGAGATTAACGAAAATGAATTTACAACAAGTGAAGCAGTTGATTGAGGAAAACCAAACGAATGAGGAATGGCAATCGTATCTTCAGGGCTTTAATCCGTATAGCGTAGAAGGGATAGAGCAATTTATTCAATCCAACAAGGATGCGAAAAGTTGGTTCGATAGCACAGTGGACAAACGATCCGCTAAATCGCTGGAAACGTGGAAAGCCAATCATTTGGAGGATTTACTGAATGCTGAAATCAAGAAGCGATTTCCGGCTAAGGATGAGAAAGAAGTAGAAGTAGAGAAGCTACGAGCCGAAGTGGAGAATATGAAGCTAGAGAAGCAGCGTGAACGGTTAACCAGCCAAGCGATCAAAATTGCATCCGAGAAGAAACTTCCACTCCCGTTAGTGGATTTTTTTGTTGGTACAGATGAAGAAACAACGACAGCCAACTTGGCTACGCTGGAACAATCGCTACAACTGGCTATACAACAGCAAGTGGAGCAACGACTCAAAGGAGAAGGCTATACACCTCCTGCGAATTCAACAGGTAGAACATTTACATTGGATACGATTAAAGGAATGTCGCCAAACGAGATCAATCAGCATTGGGATCAAGTCAAACAAGCATTATAAAACAAATAATAATTAACGAAAAGGATAGGGTGAATAGATATGACAGTACAGAATTTTATTTCTACAATTTGGAGCGCACGTTTAAATGAGAGTCTGAAAAAGAACCTCGTATACGGAAATGTGGTCAACACTGATTACGAAGGTGAGATTCAAGGTCAAGGCTCAACGGTAAAAATCAATTCGATTGGGGCAGTAACCATTGGCAATTATGATAAAGTTGCAGGGATCGGTAATCCACAGGAACTGGATGCTACGCAAAAGACGTTGGTGATTGATCAGGCGAAGTATTTCAACTTTCAAGTCGATGATGTAGATGCTGCTCAAGCGAATGTGAATCTATTGGATGGTGGGATCGTGGAAGCTTCCTATGGACTAGCCAATGTGGTCGATCAATATCTTGCTAGATTTTATACGGAGGTCAAAGCTGAGAATACAATTGGAAATGATACAGCGCCTATTGTTCCAACGAAGGATACAACCTATGATTTGCTGATTGATTTAGGCGTGCTGCTGGATGAGAACAATGTGCCTGAAAGCGAGCGTTTTGTAGTGGTTCCTGCATGGTACTATGGCTTGCTACTGAAAGATGCTCGTTTCACCAAAGACTCAAATATTATTCGCACAGGCTATGTGGGAGATATTGATGGGATGACTGTTTATAAATCTAACAATGTGCCGAATACCGCAGGAGCCAAGCATAAAATTATTGCGGGTCATAAAAGTGCCATTTCGTTTGCGGGTCAAGTGGATTCGGTAGAAGCGTTCAGACCAGAGAAGCAATTTTCAGATGCAGTGAAAGGATTGCAGGTATTCGGAGCTAAATGTATCAAGCCTGAAGCTCTCGCTGTACTCACAGCCAATAAGTCTTAAGTGAAAGTGAACACATTATAATAGAAGGAACACGTTTGGGGTGTCCGTTTTGGATGCCCTATTTTATTTTTTTGGAGGGTGATAAGATGTGGTTTTTGAATCAAGAAACAGGCTGCACATGGCAAGTCACAGATCAGGAGTTAATGCTGCGGTTACAAGCCAGTGGGCATTATGAGCAAGTAGAGGAACCTCAACAAGATGAGACTGAAGAAGATGAGCCTGTAACGAAAGTTCAAGCTGCCAAGAACATGAAGCGTACCGAGAAGGCACAGGTAAAGGAGGAACAAGAATCGGCACATGAGTGACCAAATGGATTTGATGAAACGATTATTAGGCATGGAACCAACAGACATATCCAAGGATGATATCCTGATCCACTATTTGAATAAAGCTAGAGGAAATATTCTGGGCTATTGTAATGTGGCAAACCTGCCTGTGGAATATGATGACGTTATGATCGATTATGCCGTGTATCTCTATAAAAATCGGGATTCGGTTGGCTTAACACATAAGCAAGAAGGTGAACGCTCAGCCACCTATGAAACAGGCATTCCGGCAAGTATCCTGCTTGCTCTTCCTCTACCTAAAATCAAGGTAGGAACAGATTAATGTTCTATGATACGAAGTTGGAAATTTTAGATGCTACTCATTTCAAATCTATTCTGTCAGTGATGGCAGATGTACAACCTTATCGCAAAAGCTTTTCATTTGAAGATGGTTACATACTAGAGACAACATATCGAGCTTTCTGTCCACTTGAATCCTTATTGCAATTAAACGGCTATGTTCGAATTGGCAAGGATGTCTTTATTATTTTAGATAAGAAAGAATGGAGCGATTATGTGGAGTTATACCTGTATCGCTGTAAGCCAGATTTTGCAATGGAGGTGGAGGAATGACAAGGAGCCTAGAACTCATGCTGGATTTCTTCCTACGAGAGAAAGGTGAGCTTGTACATATCAACAATGTAAAGCAGCTTGCCCTCATTCAAGATGCGACAGATCATATTCAGATGACTGATGAAAAAATCATTCGTGCAGCAACACCTTTACATACAGGAGATATCGTAGACTATCGTGATGAACGGTATCTGATCACCAGTCAGGTGGAACAAAATGAAAAGTCTTGTCGAGGCAGAATGAAAAAGTGTAATCAACGGTTGGCTTTAAACTGGAGTGGAGAGGTGAAATGGTTTGATGCAGTGGTAGAAGCCAGAACGTTTTCAACGGAAACAGGTAAAGTTATTTCAATACCGGAGGGCAACATCCTGATTACCGTACAAGACAATACAGATACGAGGGGCATTACATTAAGCCAACGATTTTATATGACTCATCAGCCGTTTAAAATAGTTGGAATTGACCGCACAATGAATGGCTTGATTCAGTTAAGCTGCACATTGGATGGCATAAATACAGCTTATGATGACGTGGAAAATAACATTGCAGACAGATGGAAGTACGAGATTGCTCATACATATGCATTACATATTCATCAGGGAACGATAGCCTATGTACGACTAAACGAAACGTTACCGTTGAATGTGACCGCTACGGATAATGGGAATGAGATAGCCAATCCGCCAGTTACATATACATCCAGTGATCCGAATGTGATTAGCGTAGATCAGCAAGGCCAGGTTATGGGCATCGCTTTGGGACAAGCAAGTATTACTGCAAAACTAACGTATCACCCAACTGTGCTGAACACCATTGAAATGAGAGTCGTCGAAACAGGAACGCATATCTATTCGGTAGCCATTACCGGCAATTCAGTTCTAAAAACAGGCCAAAGCTCCTCATACGTCAGTCATATCTATGATCATGGTGTGGAAGTGTTTGACCAATCGGTGGAGTGGAACCTACGGAATCAAGATGATTCAACTCCGATCATGGGGAGCATAACAGCCAACGCAGGAAATAGTGTAACCATAAAAGCAGGAAGCAGTAGTGGGGCGAACAATAAAGCCCTTGCACTGACTGTCACCTTAGTAAGCGATTCTAGCATGACCGCAGAAAAGACCATCAATCTTAAGAATTTATTTTAAGCTTTATATCTATCGGCTTGCCCTAGAGGTGAGCCATTTTTATTTTAAGGAGCACATACATATGCAACGAAAATCTATCGACTACTTGCTTAGTCTAAGCCTATTGAAGCAATTGAGATCACAGCATGTCATTACAGAAGAAGAGTTTATAGCGATTGATGAGCTGAATAAAAAGTCTTTCAAGTAGCTGTAACATTGGACAGAAATGGACTTGATGATGTACCGCACGCATTATAACATGTGACCGTATAAAGAAGATATCGAAGGGAGAAACAACTATGGTCCAAGCCGCAACCGCAAAAAAAGTCGTGATCGTTCCCATTAAAACGATGGACATCGTAGAGGGAATCCAGGCGATTCTAAAGAAGAAAGTCGCTGCCTATTGTCGGGTTAGTACCGATTCTGAGGAGCAAAAGGAGAGCTATACTAATCAGGTCAATTATTATACCCAATACATTCAAAACAACTTGGAATGGGAAATGGCGGATATTTTCGCAGATGAAGGGATCACCGGAACCAGCACCAAGAATAGAACGCACTTTAATCGGATGATACAGGATGCCCGCAATGGTAAACTGGATCTTATTCTGGTCAAGTCGATTTCAAGATTTGCTAGGAATACACTGGATTTATTGAAATATGTACGGGAACTCAAAAGTCTCGGAGTGGCTGTGTTCTTTGAACGAGAGAACATTAATACACTGGACACAACAGGTGAAGTATTGCTGACCATCCTGAGTTCTCTTGCCCAAGACGAGAGTCGAAACATTTCTGAAAACAGTCGATGGGGCATATTACGTGGCTTTCAAAACGGCAAAGTCTTTTGCAACACGAATCGCTTCCTTGGCTATGATAAGGATGAACATGGTGAATTGGTGATTAATGAGAAGGAAGCCGAGATTGTGCGGCGCATATATGAGGAGTATCTAGACGGGAAAAGCTATCAGGCGATAGCTAGAGGATTGATGCGAGATCACATTAAAACAGTCACGGGTGGCGATACTTGGTGGGATTCCTCCATTACCTTAATTCTGACCAATGAGAAATATTACGGAGCTTTGCTTCAGCAAAAGACTGTAACGGTAGATTTCCTAACCCACAAACGAATAAGGAATAAAGGACAGGAGCAGCAATATTTAATTGAGGATAACCATGAACCGATTGTCTCGAAGGAAATATTTGAAGCGGTGCAAAAAGAGAAGGAGCGGAGAGCCAAGCTGAAAGGGAGCGTGATGGGAGAGAGTAAAAGATACTCCAGTAAATACGCACTGAGCAGTAAAGTATATTGTGGATGCTGTGGAGCCATTTTTAAACGCCGAACCTGGAACAGCAATAATCCATCCAAAAAAGTGGTATGGCAATGCAAAACGTATGTCAATGAAGGGAAAGCAGCCTGTGATGCCAAATCGGTTGATGAGCAAGTTTTACATTTCGCGTTTGTACGATTGTTCAACCGGATGTATGAGAACAAGAAAAAATTGATTAAAACGCTGAAAGGGAATATTGAATCGGTACTTTCCAGAAAAGTAGGGCAAGAAACACTATTGAACATCGAAGGACAGATGCAACAATTAAAATCCGACTTGAAGGAGTTAGTGAATCTCAAGTTGCGAAATCAGATTGATGAGGCCGTATATGAAGAAGAAACAAACAGACTTTCCAGTGAGCTAAACGAGCTACGACAACAGAAGCTAACACTGGAGCAGGAGCATGACCAGAAGGCAAAAATCAAGGAACGTGTAGACGAAATCATTCAACTTTTAAGCTCAAGGCAAGATATACTGGAACAATTTGATGATAACCTATTTAATGCGTTGGTGGAGAAGATCACGATTCTCTCACCAGCGCATTTTGTTTTTACCTTGAAGATTGGAATGAGCATAGATGAAATACTGGACTAACGAAATCATAGGCTAAAACTATCAATAGGCTAACGAATAACTGTGGGTTGTATGACGGGAAGAATCAATTGAATCCCGTCTTTTACTCCTTCCATATAGATAGATTGTTTGTCCTGACTTAGTTGATAGCCTATTGCTTCTTCCCATTCCGATAGCAGACGTTGAATATCTTCGTTTTGGTTGGTTTTGAATTGATCCATTTGAGTGAATAGATTTTTGTCCTCAGATAAACATGAAGCCTGTCGTTCACTGGCTAGTTCAAATTGATAAAAACGTTGGCGTAATGCTTCTTGAAACCAATCTGGCCAATTTGACATTGTGTATTTTCCCTCCCGTGGTTTGAGTGTGTGTATGTTAACTCTGATGGGGAGGGATGGCAAGTCATTGTTTTGTGTGGAGGGATGTTGAATTATCTTTAAAAATATATTTTGCATTTGGATTTGTATGTAGATTTAATTATTGAAAAAATACCCTATTTAAGTAATAAGGATAACAAAAAAAGGTCAATCATGGTGGTATCTGACCATAATCGACCTGTTTAATGTAGCGGAATAGCGTTATTTAGGTTGTAAAATTAAAGCATTGATGTGCGTACAAACAAAGTGATAAAATCTTTATACGGGTATTACATGGGTTATACGTGTTATTGGTTGAATGATGGGTTCATTCGGCACAGGGTAGATCCACCAAGGAAAAAGTCTCAACTAACATTCGCTAATCAGGCTGCACCTTTCTAAAAGGTAATTTCATTTCCTAAGTTTCGTTTCTCTTTGTCTAGGAAGGAATTAAATAAGTTGACTAATCTAGCTACGTTCTCTTCATGTGAGTATAACAATGGATTGTACCCATCTTTAGGAGTTAGATAATTAATGAAGTCCTCCATGTCCTCTGGATAATCCATATCAGCATACACTTCAGCAATCTTGTTTAACATTTCCTCATAATCATCTTGATACGTAGTCTTTAAATAACTCAGGATACCCAATCTCCATTTTCTTTTTTCAACTTGCCAAACATCTGAATCTGGAGATAAGTCATTGACAATTGACTCTTTTAATACGTTCATCAGTAATTCCTCACAATCAAAATCATATTCTCCCCAAGCAAGCTGAATAATATTTTGATTGTTTGAATCTGGATGACTCGTTAAAAACTCAATTGAATACTTAGTTATGTCACTGTTACTAACTAAGCCAAGTTTTAATCCCACATAAAGTGTTGTCCAATTGTAATTTATTTTACTTTTCTTGAAAATATCTGTAGAAAAACTCATTATTATCACCTTTAACCTTAGGGTCTTTGATTTGGAAGTCCTGTTATTTGGCCGTTAGGAATAAACCTTCTGTGCGTTACTCCCTTTGTTGGATCGACAATCCACTCGAATATTCCATTTTGGTCTTTAACAGTTGTTATTCTTTCATTGATTCGTAGGTCTTTGTTATATACGTCTTTATAATCGTAGTACTTCATACCACCTTTGATTTGATATAATTTCCTTTTCACTCCGTCACCACTAACGAATTCAAATTCCTTAGCATATGGAGTGTAATTGTCAATTATATCATTAAACCCATGCTGACCATCTGGTTTCTTTAAACCACTGCCAGAACGTGCATTATCAAGTACTGGATGGGATATATCTTTACCCGTCTCCTCAGTTTCAGGCAGTTGCGATTTAACAATTTCTTTTTCCTTTTTTAAATATTCTTTTATATTTGAGGCTTTTCTTGTATTTGTACTCTTAGCT